TGCCGAACTCGAAACAGTAATAGCCCAGGCAGCAGTTGAGGATCTCGGTCAGCCAGTCGCGGAAGGGCTTGAATTCGGCCACCGAGCCCTGAAACATAAACTGGGGTTCCTGCTGGCTCACGAGAGTGACGTAGCCGTCCGTTTGCGCCTGGGCCAGTGAGATGGTCTGAATGGTGCCGCCATGGCCGCCCGTCTGCCAGGTGAAGGTGTTGTTGAAATAGTCCAGGTTGTAGCCATAGAGCGCCTCGCCCGCAGGCGTGATGGCAAAGGCGGGCATGGCGGTGGTAGTGCCCGCTACCGTCGAGCCGACCAGGGGCGGGACCCACAGCGCCGCGATGTCGGCGCAGCCCATCCCGCTCGCATTGGTGAGCGACGGGAGCACGATGACGGAAAGCTGTGTGGCGGCGTCCGCGCTCTGGATGCCGAGCGCGCGGAAATAGCTGTTGGCGGCAATCCAGAAGGGATTGATCAGACCGGGCACCGTGCTGCGTGTTCCGGATGCATCGAAGACCGATCCCGTGAGGCCCTGGCGAATAGGACATTGCATGTTATGCGCTTCGGCGGTGGTTGGAGTAACGCCGGTGCCCGCCGCTTTCGGATAGCGGATTTCGCACAGCGCCGTGCCCGCCGCATAGGGAATGATCTGCAGAGCTGAACCAGGGACATTCGACCAGTTGGCATCGAAGATGGTCCAGACCTGCGGCGTGCCGTTGCCGAGAGAGAAGGCGTCGATGCCATCGGTGGGAGCCGCAGCCAGATGCGCCGGATCGTTTCCCAGGGATTGCCGCAGGCCGTATCCTACCTGATACGTGGTGACGTTCAGATTGCCGTCCAGCTTGAGACCCTGGGGAAAAAATCCATCCGCTGTGGGAGCTACCACGAACTTGTAGCCGTCCGCGTTGGTCTGTACGCTCATGCCCTCAAAGGAGCCCAGGGGGCCCACGCCGACGATGCCCAGGATGTCCTCGAAGGTCGACTCATCGCGCACGGCACCGATCAGGCAGGAGGCCCAGAAAGCGCGCTGCGGGTTGCCCAGCGAGTTGCACCAGATCTCGGGCAGCGGCTGGCCCCAGATCGAATCGCTCAGGATAGAGGTCGCGGCCACGCCCACCTTGGTCCAGAAGGTCGACGCGCCCATATCGCGGATCACCACCGTCTGCGGCTGTTCGGGATGGCCTCCGAAATAGTTCGACATGCCGTGTGCAATGCAGCCATTGGGCGAGTCGAAGCTGTAATCGCAGCTATTGGGATCCCCGCCATGCGCGTTCGAGCTCCCGGTGGAATAGGGACAGGGACGGTAACCCGGCAGGAGATCTTTATTGAAGGGCTTCCAGCACTGCCGCGAAATGGTACGCGGCGGATAAGCCTGGGTGACCGGATAGAGGCCATCGGAGCATTCGAGAGTCATCTGCGCGGAGCCGTCGACCTGCCAGGAGATGATGACGCCCTTCCACATCTGGACAAGATTGCCGGAGTTCGAATGATAGAGGCTCAGGTCGATCTCGGCATACTCGAGCGAACAGCTGTTGACGAAAGCCGACAGGGCGCGATCCGCATTGCCGATCACGAAGCGCACGTTGTCGGAGCGCCCGTCTATCGACTGCGACATGATCACGTCGGCGGTGCCCGGCTCGCCAATGCCCAGCAGGCGCGGCAGAAACGTAGTCGCTACGCTGGTCCCGGGAAAGCCCGTCACGTTACAGCGCCGGTCGGAAAAATAGAGATCCGGCACGGAGGCGTTGCGCACCTTGACATGCACCAGGGGGACGATGACCTGGACCTGCTGGGCCAGCTGCTGCATCAGGGCGTCGTTAGGGAAGCGCGTATAGACGCCCGCAATCGAGTAATTGGGCGCGTTCGCAGGACTGATGATCTCGACAAACGTAAGGCCGGTCTGGACCCGGTTGACCAGCTCAGTGGCCGAGACCGGCGCAACGTCGAAAACCACCTCGTAACTGGTGAAGCCGGTGGGCCACTGTCCCCGGTGCATTTGCGAGATGTCTTCATTGGGAACCGGATACGTGAAGGACTGATAGGCACCCTGGGTCGAATCGAAGAACTCATTCAGATAGCGCCGGTCGGCATAGTTCAGGCTCGACTTGACGAACTGAAATTTGCGCGTGCCGGGGCCTACCGCATAGCGCTGGATGCCCATGGTGGCGAGATCCCCGAAGCGGTGCTCGATCAGCCTCCAGTCCTGCGTCATGCCATAGCCATACTCAGAGACCAGGTTGAAGGTAAGGCCGCTTGACGGCGGCACCGGCACCGGGATGTTCCCGATCATGTCCGGGGCTCGCGGCGAGGCTTGCTGGGCGGGTCGCTCCGCGATCATCAGTTGATCTCCACCAGGGTGAGACTGGAAACGTTCATTGCGCCTGCCGGACTGGTTGCCGGTGCTGCGGGCCCGCGCCCCGGTTCGACCGTGTGGCCCCAGTTGCCGCGAAAGAAGACCGTGGCGCGGCCCTGCGCATTGCCGCCCGTGGGATCGTAGTTCGAACCGATAGCCGCCCCCGCCAATACGTCCGTCGGATCGTAGAAATAAAACGGGTTCTGACCGCCCTGGACAGTCACCGTCCAGAAGTTCAGCAAAGCCTGGAATTGCGTGTAGCCGAGGCGCTTCGCGAGGACCCAGGTGCGCAATGCGCGGGCCGGGTTCACCGTGTCCACAATCAGCGAACGCTCGAAGGTGCCGTCGTTGTAAGTGGCACTAATCAACGGATAGACCCGCGTCGCGACGAACGACGTCGAGAGAGTCTGTGGCATGACGGCAGTGGGAGCGGCGGCAGCCAGGTTATAAGGCATACAGTCAACTCACGATGGCTCCCGGTTGCGACATCATCAGGGACTGACCGACGCGCCCGCTCGAGCTGTACATGGCGCTGGCATACTGCTGCGAGATCACATCCGGTGTGACCACCTGGCCGGTCATGAATTTGGCCGCATCCGTCCCACCCACGTTGAGCGACAGCTGCAAGGGAATGTTGCCGCCGGGCGTGCCCAGGGTCTGGGTCGGCGAGATGCCGCCATAGACGGGCAGGTTCGAGGCGTAGGTATAGGACTGCCCGTACTGATAGGTGGCCTGCTGCTGCAGCCGCCCTCCGGATTCGACTAAGGATGCACCATGCGCTTCGCCCGCGCCCTGAGAGAACTGCGAGGCCTGCCCCGTGCCCGCCGCATAGAGGCCCAGCATGTGGCGCACTTCGGGAGAGCGCACCGCCAGCGAAACGTGTTGCGCGTAACTACGGTTGGCGATATCCACAATCTGGTCAGCGGTGGCGTTGTTGATCGAGATGCCGTAGGTTTGCTTGACCAGGCGTTGGGCTTCCCGGCGGGGCGATTCGACGCCCGCCAGCATCTCGCCCACGCCGATAGCCGCGCCCACCGCCGCGCCGATAGGGCCCGCCACCAGGAAGCCGCCTGCCGCCGCCTCGGCGATACCACCTGCCGTGCCGCGCCGCTCCCCAAGCAGACCGGCTTCCGCGAGCGAGACGCCGACACCTCCGGCCAGGCCACCCAGTGGCGTACCCGCCGCCGGGCCTTTCGCCAAAGCGCCCAGCGTACCGGAACCATAGCCGGACAGGGTGCCGCTCATAGTCGAACCGGTCGAACCCCAGGTGCCCCCCGCCCAGGTGCCCCATTTATTACCGAAGCCCGTGGACCCACTCTTTAAGGTGTTCCAGACTCCGACAGGGGCGGATAACGCAGGCGCGGCGATACCGAGAGCCGCCAGACCGCCACCTTTACTGAGGTCGACGCCGCCACCACCACCGTAAGCCCCCCAGGGGGTGTCGCCAGTCGTATCGTCGCTCACCTGATTGTCCACCCCGCCACCGCCAGGCCCGCGCTTGCCGAAAGAACGCAGCAGTGAGCCCAAGAAGCCGCCCATCCCACCACCGCCGCCACCACCACCACCGCCTTGCATGCCGAAAGGCGCGGCGTTGGCCAATTCCGCCGTGCCGCCGCCAGGGAAGAAACTGCCGGTGCCGAAGCCTGGCGTCGCCATGTCAACCGGCGCGGGAGCGCCACGCATGACGGCACCGTCGGCACCGCGAAACACGGTAGGAGCAGCGCCGCCCATGAGCAGACCTCCCATGCGGCCCCAGGTGCCGCCGCCCCAGGCGGGACCACCACCATAACCCGTTGCCAGGGGCGGCGCGGCGATGCCGAGGGAGGCTAACCCGCCACCACTGTAGATGTTGGTGCCCGCAGGCATCATGCCGCCGCCGCCGATAGCGCCCGGAGCCACCGACGCGATATGCACCTTCATCGATCCGTCCGGCGTGACCGAGACG